TGTTCTTTAGCTAATTCTTTAATCATCCCATAACATATGACATAATCTCCGAATCCGTAATGAGTATGTAATAATAATTCTTTCATTAGACTTCTCTTTTTATAGCAACTGAGTTCTCTCCCCAATCGCGCACATCATATCCTAAACCCTCTAATAATACCGCTGCAGCCTCTATTCCATTTATTCCATATAATTTAGCCTTCTCCCCATATCTAGTAAAACAAGCTTCTGAAAATTTCCAGTTCTCGTATTTAATAACATCAATATTAATCTTTTTAAAATCAATAGACTTTAAGATTTCTACGTCGTATCCTTCTGTGTCGATCTGCAAATAATGAACGTTTGTAATCCTATATTTTTTACATAAAGCATTAAACGTTGTGCTTTGTGTTTTAATTGAAGTGAATACGTCCCCCCAATCATCCATCGGTAACAAACTGTAATGTGCATCATCATATCTTACACCATTTATAGCTGTATTATTTTCTTGATTATTCTTAGGTATAACTATTGTTGATACTTTTTCATCTGTATTTGTTATAATCACATTTTCTATGTGCGTGTTACTCACCCCTGTGTAATTCTCAATAATCTCTGTATTTTTTAATGTATTGGGTTCAATTAAAAGCACCATAGTTGGGTCAGATTGTTTCACCAGCCGATTAAAGTCATCGTTCCCATTATTCGTCCCAATCTGGACCCAAATCTTATTTTTATTGCTTATCGACATCACTTAATATTTTATTGTTCCAGTAACTAAAATTAAGTTTATCTAAGTTCCATGTAGCATTGCTTATCCTCTTATACTCCTTATTTAAAAACCTACTTGTCACCTCCGACCAAGCATCTACAAAACAAATTGGCAGATCAGTATAGAATCGAAAGTTGGGATGCCTCTTCAGGATAGGAATAGATCCCACATAAAGACATTCCCACGTCCTATGAGTATCAGTTCCATTCCCCTCTGGGCAAATTGTAAATTTATGATTATATATGTCATCTATATAACCGGCAAAGTTTACTCCATTATGTCCTCTTACCGCAGTAACCCATGATTTTCCCTCAAATAACTCATAAGGCTCTTTCCTTTGTTTGACATTTGTTCCTATGCTGTGATTTATATAAAGAAGATTTTTATATGCTCTTGGTTCCTTTACTTTTTCAAGCATTTGTAATTTTTTAGATGGGTTCCCCTGCCATCTTTGATTCTCAACCCCAATAGGTATGGGTACTAATTTAGGATGAGCCATATTTACATTTGTAGAATACCATTTGATTACATTACCCGGTATGGGACAAGGCTCTACACTTTTCATTATGCTATTTCCCATGGTTGTAACTATACCTCGTTTTTCTACCCTGCAGTCACTATTATGGCTGATAATAATAAATTTTTGCTTAAAATGCTTTATAATATATAACAATTTTGCTACATACATAGTATGAGTGTATATCACATTAACATCCTTTAATTCATTCCAATCAACAGTACAAGCAGTCTTGTCATAATCATCTGCTTTCTTAATCTGCGGAGCATATATAAAATCTGCTACTTGTGGAAATAATTCACCTTGTATAAAATCCATATCTACCAATTTTTAATTTTCCGTTTAAGTTTATCCATAACAGAAGTACATTCGTTAATATTATTTGCAAACCAACTACCCCCTTCACCTCCACCATGCTGAAAATGAATATAATGGAGGCTATTTACTACTTTTAGTTTACCTCCACTCAACAACCATAAATAAGAGTAATATAAAGCATCATTAAAAGCTAAAGACTCGTCAATAACGACATGTTCTAAAACATCTATATATTTTTTCCTGTTACAAAAATAATTACCGGTATTCAATAAAGTTTGGAACAAAGCGTTATCTATATGTTTCACAGTTTCCTTTTTATCTATATAATGATTAAAAGGTCTCCAATCCCACATTTCACTTCCGTCCAATCTATATGTTAATCCTGGGCAATAGATGGTGTTGGCAAATTTATTTAATTTGCTAACTGCCTTAACATAAGTGTTATCTATTACATTATCAGAATCTAATAGTATCACCCAATCATTTCGGCACCTTTTTACCGCTTCATGCTTATTCCTCAATGGTTTCAGGTTTACCTGATTCCTGTGTAGCTGTATTTTCTCATTATCTAAATCATCAAGAAGAGTCCACAATTTCATAAATATATTAACATCAGAGTGATCGTCCACTATTATAATCTCATCTATTAAAGGATTATCTAAAACTTGGGTGAATGAACGTATTGTCATATCACTCCTATTAAAACTTGTTATTGCTAATGAAATTTTATTCCTCTTAAACCGGTATAAACATAAACCAACAGAATCAAACTCATCCGTATTGTAATCACTGTTTTTCTGTAGTCCGCTCAAAACCTCCACCTTTTCCCAACTCTCAGACTGCTCTATATAAGGTCTTATTGTCAATGCCTTGGTTGTTGTTTGCCTGTCAAAGCCCCTTTTTGTAAACTCCCAATCGTGCATACAAAAATAAGTGCCACTCTTAATATGTTTTTCCAATACTAGTAACTCATTCAATGCTTCATCAGGTTCATTAGAACCATCAAATAATATAAAATCAATATCAACGAGTTTCGTTATTAAAATGTCCTGTATTAGGATATGAGATTTTACTTTATAAAAATCAACAAATGGGTATTCTTTAAAAAACTCCTCAGATAAACCACTCTCCGGGTCACAGGTATATAAAATAGAAGGTATATTTAATTGTTTAATAGCTTCTGACATAGCATGTGTTGATCCGCCTCCACCGGTACCCACCTCTAATATATTCTTTGGCTTAGTGTCCAAGATCCAATTAAATAACTTATACCTTTCGTAAGGTAACAATTCCCCAGGCCAATTAGTATCTAAATCAATCATAACTCATATATTTATGTAAATTCTTAGAATGTATATGTAAATTATTTATCTTCACCTCGTTATGTTCATATTTAAAATACGGTATTTTTCTCCCTTTATCGTCTTCTTTCCAAATAACACTATACTCAGGATGTTCTATTAATACCTGCCCTATATAATGATCAGGTCCTTTTGCCCCTGGAATACCAGTAGATGCTCCCCCCACAAATTGCCCCCAGGATGCAGGGTCAAATATAGAATTAAATACATCATATAACTTTGCATATTCCCCAAAAGGTAATATTGGAAGATAACTCAAATACCCCTCTCCTTTTTCTACCTCATACATTTTCATTAAAGACATCTCGTGAACCATATCCGTTTTATACTTTGCTTTTAATTCCTCTAATGTATGAGCTTTTCGCAAGTCTATAAAAAACTGAGTCATTAAAGATAATGCATCTGAATTCTTAATGTATAAAAACCCCGTCATATTTCTGTCAGGTCCCCCCGGAGTTATTGCCAAATAAGAATACAACCTCTGAAACCTCTCATGATGTTCTTCTAATGGGCAATACAATAAAATATCATTTTCAAAATGATAAACATTTGTTAAGTTATATTTTTTCAAAAAATTCTCAATATACACCAAACGAGTTGTTGTAATAGTCCAAAAATGATCCGTTGGATTTGTGCATAAAGAAGCTAACTGTCCCACCTTATCAGAATAAAATAAATCCTTATCTACTGCAAGCACATTATATTTAAGAAAAATAGGGTTTCCTAATAAATGTGTATCTGTTAAGAAATAAACAGTAACAAAAGGATTAAAAATCCTAATCTGCTTAAATGCATATTTAAGATATACCGGTAATTCTTTACCACTATGAAATAAAACTATCCCGTCCATGAGTGCATTTTTATCATTGAATATTTAGAATCCCTATATTTATCAAGTTCTTTCTGAATCTCACTGTCAGTCCACTCCCTGTGCTTGTTTTTATTAATAAAAGTAAGATACTCGTACCCGTATAACTTTGGGTGATATTTTGTAACATAATTACCATATATCTCATACTGAGCCATCCCACTATTTTCCTGGGTTCTATTTAACTCCGCTGCAACCAACTGAAAGAAACCTTCATTAGTTAATCCTGTGGAAGCTACCAGCTCTTTAATAATAGGCCTTTTAAACAACATTATCTCATTGATAAACGAAAACGGATACTCTCTGCCAAAACCAAATAACTTCTCGGTCAATCTAAAATAAGGACCGTGGTTTTGATCTTCTCCTAATAAAAAGAGAGGTTTTCCTTTTCGGTACACATCAATCTTTTTGGTGTATATGTTATCCGAGTCAGACACTAAATAATCATCCCTTGTCACCTCTTGAAATAATTCGATAAACTGCTGCCTATACCAGCCTGTTCTGTTCTTTATCCCCCCCTTAAATACACTAAAATCAAAATCTATAACATCCTTATCCAAATGATACAAAACACCCTGTATCTTCAAATGTTTCGGAAATGGTACAGGGGAGATGCAATGAACATCTGCAAACCCTGATAAATATTTTACAATAGAATCGTAAGCAAACCTAAATTTGTTAAAATCCTTTTCTGCTAATGGAATTAATACATCATACATAATCTTCTATTTTTATCCAATGTTTAGGTATATTTTTGTCTCTATCTTCAGTTGGGATTCCCCCAATTACTAACCACCCCGGAGGACAAACTACTATTTTTTCAGGGGCATCATCTAAAATTGCAGCCAAATATCCGAATGTACTGTTTGCTAGAATATGAGAATCACATACCCGCATCAATTCAAAATCCAAATAATCTTCTAAATGAACAAATATAAATTTCCGTGAAAAATAATCTGTTTTAAAAACAGACTTACACCACGGTATATCGTCACTAAATACATACACAGTCACGTCCTTATCTATCTTTTCTAAAGCCTTAAAATAATAAGACAATGGAAGGGCCCCAAACCCTTTACGATTTACGTAATCCCCTCTCCTCACATGAAGAGATACAGAAGGATTTTTTATAATTTGTGCTCTCAGCCTCTCAAATTCTGGGGTATAGTATTTTTTCTGAACATAAAATTCATTCTGTAAGGTATCCAAAATCCCTTTAAAATAATCCAAGTATTGCCAATACCCTTTAAAATTACAGTCGCTTGTTCTTAAATATCTTATATCAAACCTATGCTTCTCTCTAATGGTATGCTGATGTAAAAAAAGGCAATGTTTTATGTCAGTATGAAATTTATCTAATCTATAAGGACGTGGTGGATTTTGCATCTTCCTATACCACCTTGTACTATACTTTACCTCTATGCCATTTTCCTGCTGAGTTCGCCCAAAAGCGTACTGAAACATTTGATTTCCTATCCCCCCACATAACTCTATTACATTCATATTAATTGATTTAATGAACATTTTGGAAACTGGGTAATTGCACTATCAGGATTTACATTTATTATTTCAAGTCCTAAATCCTTCGCATCCGCAGCAATATTTGGAAAACAACGTAAATGCTTCCTAAATGGTAATTTCTTTACTCTCTCCGGTTCAACAATAGGACCTCTGTTATACACATTATGCCAATGCTGCCTACTAGAGTTACCTAAATTCATATCAAAGCCTAAAAGAAATACTCTTGCTGCCCCTGTATGATAAGCTAAATTGATTGCAGCTCCTCCTATATTTTTATTCCAACTAATCTTAGCCGGGTCTCTGGAAATCCCTCTTGGGTGATTCTTATCCATAGGAATGTATTTAAGCCAATCTTGTTTAACATCATGTGGGAAACAGGTTACTTTTAATCTCGGAAATAGTGCCAACGATTCACAGTATCTGTTATAAAAATTCTTATCTCCATAAAGAACTATATCAACCCAATCACCAAGCGTATAAGCTACATTTCCACCAATGACATGTTTATCATGTAAAAATTCCATATATGGGGAGTATGTACTGGGTGGAGAGGACCCCTTCCAAACACTTTCAAAAACCTTCTCAGGAATTTCAAATTGTTTTATAATAGAAGAGCCTCCTCCGATAATCCAGACATCAGCCCCTTCCCACATTTTAGGAATTTGCCAACTCATTCTGATAAAGCTACAAGTAATTTCTCTGCTTTTTCTTTTGTAAGACCCACTGTGTTAAGGGGCTTTTCTACCTTCACTTTTTTACCATCTTTCACAACAGTAACATCAGAAACAACATCATAAAGATCCTTCCCTCCTTTGCGAGGCTTCATTTTAAAAGCACTTGTTTTATCTGCACTTGGTTTATCCACACGAGGAGTCACTTTAAAAGAAGGCTTTACTCCTGGTATTTGTTCTTGTTCTTTTTTTACCGGAGTAGGTGTTCCACCCACTTGTTTAAGAACATCCCGAAAACCTTGAGATACTTCTTTTTCTGTAGCTTCAAATTTCTCACCGGGCTTAATTATTCTGCGACCTAACCTAAAAGAACCTCCGCCGGTATTTTTCCATAAAACCACATCAGTATTTTTTAATTCTGGTTCTTTTACTACTTTTCTTATTGTACGTTCCATATTTAAAATATTAAAAATTAATAATAACTTGATTAGTTAAATATTATTTAATTAACTCAAATGCACAATTCCACTTCTGCCATTCATATCTGAACGTATCTGAGGAACCTGTATGGTAAGTACTTTGTATTTAGTTACCATATTGCCTTCTTCTGCCCACTGGACATTCTGTAATCCAAGACCACGTACCAAACGGACAACATCACTAGTCATCTGAACCAAAAGTACGTTATCTTCAGGAAGGTTATTAAGCACCTTAACCGACTCTATACCATTTATCTTGAGAATTCTCTCACGGATAGTGGTTCCCGGAGTTGTGGCATCGTAATCCTCGTCAATAGTTGTCTCATAATTAGACGGGATATATAACTGCCAAGGTCCGGTGAAATAATCGTCAAGACTTGCCTGCTTCAATGACAGAACCTGAGTAACGATAGTTGAACCTACATTAGCTGCAATATCATCCCAATTAGTTCCAATAGCAACCAAATTCCTATCAGGATGGTTGATATAACTGTAGATAGTATTTCTTGATCTACTATCAACAGCACCAAAGCTATAAGTGGTGTTTGTTGTTAACATGTCTTCCAACTTCACTAATACCTTCCTAGCGGCTCTTTCAGCGGAAGTAGTATCCAAAGGATTACCCATATTCCGAGAAGCTGCTAATACCCTTGCATTAATTTCATAATCAACATGGATAATAGGTATTGGTAAATAATTGTGTTGGAAAGTAACCCTATCTCCTTTACCGCGAGACAAAGCATCCATAGTAAGTTCAGCCTCCATGGCGTCACTCACATCATGCCATTCGAGAACAGTTGTTCCCATAGCATTCCCAAGATTGTATGTCAAACCTTTTGAAATTAGGTCATCTATGGCTCCAAGTTTTTGACGCTTGACCATCATAAGTGCTGTATCCAGCGTTTTCCATTCATCCCTACGAAGTGTAGCATTTGTCTGAATAGGGGTTGCTGTGTAACTCTTTATGTCATTAGGATCTCCACCTTTATAAACAGAGATATATGATTTGCCAGTCTTCATATCAACAAAGGGCTGCATAGCACCAATGTCAAGTCTGGAACCATTTGACAATATATTTGCAACGGGCCCTTGACCGGTTCCGTTCATTCCCATTAAATCTACCATTTTCTTTTCCTCCTTTTTTATATTATATAATTCTTACTTGAATCCTAGGATTATGATAGTCCCCTCCTGCACTTGATTCAGAACCTTCTGGAAGAGTAGCTAAATCTACTGCATTGATGGCAACACCCACAATAGGACGAACATTTTCAGTATCACCAGATTCACCAGCAACAACAGCAAATTCCATTAACCTACCCTCACCATCAGACATTAGAAAATCACCAATTGCAATGGTTTCCTCATCTCTTAATAGAGCGTTCACAATATCACCACGACCAGGTATCCATACCTGAATCTTGTCCCCAGTTGCAAAATCGTCATCGATTCCTTCACCTTCGAGTTCATTTTCAAAAGCAAACATCGGAAGGACATTACCCCCCATAGTAGCATGTACTCTGATAGTAGCTGCTCCCGGAGTGGGTTCGACCAACATACCAGGAGTAGTAGCTTCCGCTGCTTCATACTCGGCATTTACATCCGAGAAATTTATGATTTTAATGGTATTTTTAGCCATTATTTATCCTCCTCTTTTTTAAATTCATCTCTTCCAAGACACATTGCTTCGACTTCACCAGCATTATCCTGAAGAGTGTCGTTTCCAATATTGTTCTGTAAAGAATAATCTACTGTACTTTCTTTCTTAACGGACTTATGTATTTTTATTAATACGTCCTCAGTCATTTCCTTAAAAGAATCATCAGTCCATGTCCCTTTTTCGGTATTGTCCTGAATATCTTTAATCATAGTGTTTCTACGAGCCAAACGCTGTTCTCTGGCCCATTTTATGTCTGCTTTATCATCTTCAGACATTACATTTACCTCAACCTTTTTCTCAACTTCCTTTTCAACCTCAACCACCGTAGGGGCGAGTTTGTCAAGAGTAGGTGCATCAAAAGTCAACAGTAACTCCCTATCAGCCTCAATAAACTTTGAATCTTTATTAGCGATCAAAGCATTGATTTTCTCAAGGCATTCTGGGCATTCTTTTTTTTCTGCCATTTTATCCTCCTTGTTTTTAATTGGTTTTGTTCTTATGAACTTTATACCACTATTGGTACTTACCACATATTCCACTTTTTTGTGGACTGCCACAGGATCACCCGTAAGCTCAACAACCCCGCTGTTGAATGAGTAACTCTGCTTATAGATTTTAGATTCTCCGACTCGTAACCTAGACTCATAAATAACGTGATCATCGTATACCTCATGTACAAAATGATAACTATCATTAGAATCCAGACCGTCTATCTTACGACGGACAGCTTCAAGTCGTTCCATCAACCCCTCAGTGGTATTATCAATGATATCCAATAAAGAATATCCCTGTTCCTTTAAGGATTGAATCGTCTTATCTAATTTATCTGATCTAATCATTTCATTCTTTACTCCTTTCTTATTAATACTATTTGCACGAACGCCACACCCATCTCCAATAGAACATGCACCTGTCCCGCCGGGCAGGAGGGCTAAGTGATCCGGTCTATGGTTAATAGCTATTGCGTTGTATTCTTCTCCTTCAAATTCGCCTTCGGTGTCTTCTTCATCAGAATAAACCCCAACGCTTACTTCGACCTGTTCTGAAGCCTTTACAGCAGCCAACACATCTGAAGAAGTTTGTCTTAACATATCTTCGTCCAACCAACCCTCTGAGGTTAGTTTCTTTCCTTTTACTTTTGTATTATATACCTTTCCTACAGCCTGTTCTATAATATCCGGAGTATTAGCTGATACACTTTCTCCATCTACCGTTGGGTGATCTATGACAATAGGTATGCCATTCCAAGAACCTGTAAATTTACCAAGTTCTTTAATAGTATGCAGTAATGGTCCATGACTTCCATTATGAACACCCTCTACCATCATTACCATAGGAACCACTAGATGTTTCTTTCCTAAATGCTGTTTTTCTTTTACCGTATATCCTTTTACAGTAGCAAAAGTAAGAACCGTTTCTGTCATGATATATCCTCCTTTATTTTAGTACCAAATACTCTTTGCTCTTCTTTTCGTTAATCGCCAACCACATACATGGCAATTTAAAATAGATGTGGCTGCTCTAGTGCTTGTAATATACTTCATATCTCTCCAATCTAAACCAAGCCTTTTAATATCACGCCGACAAACCACTTTATTATCAGTGGTAACTGCACCAACTGCTATATTAGTCTTTGAAGGCGTTAATGTTGGAAATGATGAATATGTTACGTCTTGTCCCATTATTTTAGTTTTTCAAGTTCAGCTATCCAAGGTAAAGCAATACACCGGCATCCAGGATGTAAGGGTATCATAGGCTCTATTTCATCCAATGTAAATACCTTACCTTCTAATGCCATGCACAACGGACAAACCCGATCATCCCCTGCTGTATTCCACTCTGCTTTTACTCGTATCCCTTCTAATCCCCAATTTCTGTATTCCATTATAGTCGCGACGTGATGTGCACGTATAATTTCGGTTCTAGCTATCAACACTGCTCTATCCATTGCAGGCATATATCTGCCCAACGCGTCCTTTACAGCTAAATCACCCATTCCTGTACCATTAATAGAGGCAACAAGCTTTCGAGCAAGAAAAGCAGGTCCATCACCATCTGCCAATCCCTGAGCTAAAACCCTGCTTATAATGGTGTCCATTGCTGTAGTGACTCCTTTTAAGTCATTGAATACTCTAGTAAATAATAATCCAACTCTATCTACATGCATTGGTAACCCCATTACAATCTCAATCCCTCCTGATGCATCTACAGAAGGTATATCTAATCCAGCTTTCTTTAATTCACTCCTAGCCCTGATAATACCTCTTTTATAAGAATCCAATATGTATAAATTTGTCCAAGCATCATTTACGCCTCTGCCAATCTGCTGATAAGCACCTACTTCAAGAATCCCCTTATCCACTTGCTCCTGTAACCATTTCATAAAAGCTTCCAACTTTGCAGCACTTCGTTCAAAATTAAAAGCCTCTACTCCCGGAGTAGTCATTTGATGCGTTTGAATATTATCATTATGTAGACCAAACACATCTTCCACCACAATAGCTTTTCTAACAGTCCAAGCTAATTCATTAAAACGTCTTTTCATATCCTGTGCAAAAGCATCCCGCAACGATTTTGTGTGGGTTGGATCATATTGATTTGCAAAAGTATGTATGTGTACTGATTCCATTATTTTTTTGTTCTTTTTACTACGGGTTTTACTTCTGGTTTTCCCGAAATTGGCTTACCTGCGGGAATCTCCTTAGCCGGGGGTTCATTAATATCTTTAACAACTTTCATCAAATCTTGTTGTTCATCTGAAATGCCTGCTTTTACCATCTCCCCAATTAATTGAATCTGCCCTCTATCTAACCCAAGGAAATATTCATAAAATGCAGGAGGAGGAACCATGGATGTTGCTAATATATTAGTTGTATATGATCTCAAAGCTTCCGATCTCTTCTGCCCAATATCAACTCTATCCTTCTCACTGATTGAGAACAAATCAAGCCATTTAACGGTATATCCCTCTTCCGGAGTAGGAAGTATCCCTAATTCAATGAAACGGTCTATAAGCAGCCTTAAAATGCGTGGTTCGGCATGATCTTCCCTACGGCTCTGAACATAAGTCTTCCATTCCCCAGAATCCTGTGTACTTGCTAATTCCCCTCTTTCACTACCTGACAAAATACGTTTAGGAATACCTGTTTCCGCGGATACCAAAGTAAGTTGAACATCCAAATGATTTTCAGGATCTGCTATCTGTTGTTCAAGAGACTCTAAAGACATCCCTTCCAGATTAATAATCCTTCTCAAGTTATGCTCAAACTCATCTATCTGAGTTTTTAAAGTAGCTTCCTGTGTCGTAGACAATTTATATTCAGGGTCAAGTTTATTTTGATAACCAGGACGAGCACCACGCCAAAACATTTCAGCATCACCACCTACTAATTTTTCAATATCCATTAATCTGTTAAATACAGCTTCCAGTCTAGGCATTCCAAATATTTCAGATTCTAGTGTATCATCAATAATATGAACAATCCTAGAATAATGAACTTTTACCTGAGAAGAAGACCCAGAATCTGTATCTGCTACTGTTATATCATAATAAAGAGGTAAACCATATCTGTTACTTCTTGGGTCAACAACATATGAACTAATCTCAGCACTCTTTTCACTAAAAGTTTTTATGTATTTTAATTTCCGAATACCACTCTTTACCGGTCTTGCACAACCTGCCCTATTACTTATATCATCTAATCCTAAAAATAACACACCATACCTTCCAATACCTGTTAAACGATCTACTCTGGATAATCTTGTTTTTAAACCAAATTTACGGTCTAATTTTACCCAAGCCTTTTCAAAAACAGTAGGATTTGGATCTTCTGATTCTACAAGTTCCAGCGTTCCCTGCCATGTAGCCTTTACCGGTCTATTAATAATAGCTTTGGCTATATCCTGACGCTTGTATCTTATTAGGTAGTCATCAAACTGAATACTCTGAGGATAACCAAGAGCTTGATAAAGGTCTCTATCCCCTCCATACTGCTGACCCCCCATCTTAGATGCAAACAACATCCTACCTACCATCTCACTTGCTAAAGTGTGTAGTCTGGCATTAGTTGTCATGTCATTAGTTTTTGTACGTTTCATCTAAGCTTTTTTATTGTTATCAATATACTGTTTTCCTGTAATAAGAAATACAATAAATGGAAGAGAGAACATAAACGCGGTTGCTCCACTCCCCGCCTTAATATCAAGATATGTAGCTGCACCAAGTACTAATAATGCTACTATCTTTGACCATGTTAACGTTATTGCAAATTTCATAATGACCTCCTATTTTAATTTACATAAATAGCTTTCGTTCCTCTTTTAATAATTTTACTTCCTCGTGTAACACCACCTGCGGCATTTGTTGTAAAACTCTCTTGTGCCCCATAGCTTGTCCCTGCCTCATTTATTGCATAAGCCCTTACATAGTAAACTGTACTATTACTTAACCCTGTCAGAGTGCATGAATAAGAACCAGTTCCGCTAGCCGAAGGAACAATATTGTCTGTGATAGCTGGATTTGATGAGGTGCCCCAACATACTCCTCTTGCACTTACTGTTCCACCTCCGGCAGAGGTTACATTACCTGCCACAATAGCACTTATAGAAGTATTAGAAGTTAATGATGTTGTGACAACAGGCAGAGTAATTCCGGCAGCTACCGTAACAGTAGTAGTCCATTCCTGAGTGGTTACTGCATCCTGTGCCGTTACAGTATAAACAACAGGACTGGTAAAGTCATCCTCAACACCCGACAATGGATCAATAGTAGCATCCGTATATAATGTTATAGTGGGTGTCGATGTGGTTACATCAGTCCCATTAGTAACTTCAATAGCTACCGTATGTGCTACATTGTCTATTGTTGCTGTTTCTGTCTCTTCTGGGAAAGTATAAGTTAAAATATCTGTATTTGTGGTTGGAGCAACTTCCGTAAGCGTTACCGTCCAAATCTGATCGGTAACACCATCCTGTGCTGTTACTGTATACGTCAATGCTCCTGTAAAGTCCCTTTCAGTCCCACTAACAGGATCAATAGTCGCACCCGAGCTTACTCCTATAACCGGACTCAATGTAGTTAATCCAGTGCCAAAATCAACTTGTGCCACAACGGTATGAGCAGTAGTATTAATAACAGCAGGGGGAATTATGTTTGTGACTGTAAATGTTGTAATATCAGTTGCCGTTAAGTTTTGTACCTCATAAGCACCTATCTCTGGTGTTACCCCTACCGGATATTCAACAATATCATAATTTAACCCAACCCCTATTCCTGCATCAATACCAGGAGCACCAGTTTTTAATGTAAAATCACTACCTGGTGTTGTAAAATCTGGGTTGTCATCTGATATATTATTTTCATTCGTGTAATGAGTAGGAGTAAGATCAATCATTCTCGGAAGATTTGAAAATCCGTTATTATACATTATGTTATTAGAAATATTTATACTGTCTAAAGTTTGTCCACCTGCTCCACTAGCGAGTATTGCAGCATAACCAGCATTCATAATTATATTATTCTTGATATTAATACATTTTGTCGTTCCCATAGTCGGAACCCCAATGCCAACTAAAGAACCTGACGCCGCCATGTAAATAACATTATTATAATAATTAATATACTGTGCGATAGCTCCTGAAGTTGAAGCGTAAGCATATCTGAAACAATAATAAGTTATATTATTAAATATGTTATATCTAAAGTCATGGTGTTGCATCGTCTCACCAGTAGTAGGACTTACTGTAATACCATTATAAAGATTTCTAAATATGTTTTTTTCTATAATAGCATACTCAGTATTCCGTTCTAAATAAATTCCTGTTGTAGTTCCAGGATAAGTTGTGCCCCCAATCGTATTGTTATGTACCCATGCTCCATAATCATAGTCGCCCTTTATCAAACAAACCATAGTATATCCTCCTCCGAAATCAATCCCTCCGGTCATATCATTATCGTAAATCTCAGCACCTCCTTGTGTATGCCATAACTCAATGGCAAACCCATAGAAAGGCTCTGAATCGGCTTCCTGTGCTGTAATTAGAGTATTATCATAAATTTTAAAGCCCTTGCTAAATCCACCCCCGCAAAACTTTAATGGATACCCATTTCTGTGTGTAGCTCTTTCATTTGAAGTACTTACATTATCATATATTAAAATTCCATCCTGTCCCCCAAATTGAATATTACCATACCCATTACTATCAAAATTAGCACAATCAGTAACCGTATTACTATATATTTTGTTGCCTGTTGCGTATGTTGTCGGTGCAGAGCTACCAAACGTAGAAGTCCCATTCATGCTAAACCCCATATTATAGAAATCAATAAAAGTACAATGATGCACTTCTACATTACTTCTTGCCATTATCTCCATAGCAGAATACGCAGTATCATTGCCATCAAATTTAAGATAACTAATTGTTTGATTCCCCTCTGTTCCTTCACTTGAAGAATAAAACCTAATAGTAGTATAATATGTTGTAGTTATTGTTGATGATATAATAGAAGTTTCTCCTGCACCAATTAAACTAATCCCAACAGGGACATCCACTCTACTATTTATTGTATGCGTTCCTGTTTGCATATAAATAGTATCTCCACTTGATACCTCATCAACAGCAAATGCAAGGGTAGCCCAGGGAGTAGCAATACCTCCGGCTGCCCCATTATCTCCACTACCATCAGGTGCAACATAATAAGTAGTTGCATGAGCCTGTAACCCTATAAAAAGAAATAATATTATTAGTAGGTTTCTCATTGTACTCCCTCCCCTATGGCATCCATATATGCTTCTATGATTGTATTTATAGCAGCAGCATCCGCATCACTTACACTAGCCCCTGCCATAGCTATTCCAACTGTATTCGTAGAATATCTACTAGCATTTCTTGAAAGAAGGGTTAAATTCGTATTAGGAATATTGATTGATGCTGTTGTGGCATCGTCATGAGAAGATCCATTCCTGTATGTTTCAAGATCATTACTTGCCCGTCTTGTAACCATACTAAAACCTAAACTATTTGCAACGGCAGCGGTAGCTCCTGCTGTTGCTGCATTTAATCTTCCCTGAAAACTTCCTGAATTTCTTGGATATAAAGCTATAATAGGATATGTACTCTCAATAGCCCCTACTAAAACTGTAGTCTCGTTTTTATTTAATAAAGCGTATGCTGCAACTGTGCAATCATCTTTTGCATAAAGCGTACCTTCCGTTGACGGATTCCAATTTGTAGATATACTTCCAGCTATACCATCTCCTGTAAATCCATGATATGCCTCAAAGGTAACGGTTGCGGCAGCTATTGTTAAATTATCATCACCAGTCGGAGCTATCCAATTTAAATAAGCATTTGTCAACCTGCCATTAGCAGGCACATAAAACACATCCCATTGCGTTGACCAAAACCCACCAGCAACTAAAGCGACTACCATTGTGTTTTGGAATACAGCAGTGTCAGCAGCAGGAGGATTGGTCATTGCATCATAGACTGCTTGATATTCCGCAGAATAACCACCACTCACAACACCCTGACTAATGACACCCTCTAACTGAGCATTAGCTGTTAATGTCAGTAGTAATCCTAATAATATAGTAGTTAATCTTTTCATTAGTCTGTAAGCCCTCCTGCGACCCATAGATCAGTAGCTACCTTTAATATAAATGCTGATCTGTATTGTGTATTAATACAAAGAGAATCTAACTCAAACCTAAGTCCGACCCCTGCTCCTGCTGCAAATGCTGTTGGGCCAGCTCCCCATTGTCTTGCAAATATCGTAGTACCAATAGGAAAAGCCACATCTGCATAAGGAGGTATTGTAAATGTTTTCTTTGTTGCTGCATTCATTATTAACCAATTACCAGCATCGGCAAGTATTAAAGTATAATTGTCAGTTTTATAGGTTGTGTCTCTGATTTGCATAACATAATAAGAATCACCATCTAATGCACCGTCAAGAACAGCTATCTCAGTACTACTGACATCACCTATTGATGTAGCAGTTGGAAGAACTACTGTTCCTGTAAAGGTAGGACTAGCTAACGTTGAATAATCCTGAAACAAATTAGTTTTTGAAATATGCTTTAACAAGTTACCACTTGTCCCTTCTCTAACAAACATTAATGAACCCCCTACTGCTGAAGTAGATGTTCCTAATGCTGTAATCTTTTGTGCATATAATCCTGAACTCATCAAAACCATTGCAAATATTAAAATTAATTTTTTCATGTCATTATTCATTTAGTATATAACTTCCATCTGCATTTAATAAAGGACTTCCATCTGCATTTAATAAGGCATTAGCAGGAACATCACTAGAAGCAACAATATAACCTGTTACCGCCTCCGCTATGGGATCTAGTATATCTTGGCCTATATCGTATATTAGTATCATATCTTATATCTCTTGTATCTTTAGCCAAATAACTAAATTATCAACCCCATCACTTTCACTTTTACTCGATGCCTTTATCTGAGTCCCTGCATTAAATACATAATCTGTTCCAGATGGAAAACTAAAAGACACTGATTTTTTAATACCCTCAACTTGAAAATCATCAAAGTAATTAGTCCCATCGGCTGTAAGTCGTACTCTGTAATACTCTTCTGTCCCTAAGTTAACATTAACACCTACTATCC